TGGGAAGATTTCTCGCAGAAATGTGAAAGGATTTAGGTTACAATGGCAGAATTAATAGGTATGCAACGCCTTAAAGAAAAGTTGATAGCAAAGTCGGTCAGAGTGCGGCTTAGATACCAATATTACGACATGCACATCGTGCTGCGGGACTTTAAGAAGGGCCTGCCGATAGAATTACGATGGATGCAGTCCGTGCTTGGATGGTGCGGCAAGGCTGTTGATTCGATGGCGGACCGGTTGGTTTTTCGAGAGTTCGAAAACGACGGATTTGACATGATGGAGATATTCCGGCTGAATAACCCGGATATCGTCATCGATTCCGCGATCCTGGCGGCGCTGATCGGCAGCTGTTCGTTCGTTTATATCGCTCCGGATGCTGACGGATTCCCGCGTCTTCGTGTTTTAGATGGAATGAATGCGACCGGCGTGATTGACCCGGTCACATATACGCTTTTGGAGGGCTATGCGGTCCTTGAGCGTGATTCAGACGGCAAGCCGACACTTGAAGCTTATTTCGTACCAGGCAGAACTGACTTCTATCCGAAGGGTGAAGAACCATATTCGATTGAGAACACAGCGCCGCATCCGCTGCTTGTTCCGATGATCTACAGACCGGACGCAACCAGGGCATTTGGGCACAGTCGGATCAGCCGGGCATGTATGGACCTCACAGCCGAGGCAATGCGGACGCTCCACCGCTCTGGTATTGCATCAGAGTTCTATTCATACCCGCAGCGGTACGTCCTCGGACTCAGCCAGGATGCTGAAAAGTTCGATACCTGGCAGGCGGCTATGTCTACATTCTTAAGGATCGACAGAGACGAAGACGGCAATCTGCCGCAGGTCGGTCAGTTCGGTCAGCAAAGCATGTTGCCTTATACCGATCAGATCCGGATGCTTGCTGGGCTGTTCGCCGGAGAGACGGGTCTGACGCTGGATGACCTCGGGATGCCTTCGATGAATCCGTCAAGTGCGGAAGCAATCAAGGCATCACATGAAACGCTGCGGCTGACTGCCAGAAAAGCACAGCGCAGCTTTGGCTCCGGGCTGTTGAATGTCGGATTTATCGCTGCTTGTGTTCGTGACGGCGAAACGTACAGAAGGCAGAGCGTTTATGATACGCGGGCCATCTGGGAACCAATCTTCGAGCCGGATGTATCACAGCTGTCTGGCATCGGTGACGCTGTCGGAAAGATCCAGATGGCGTTCCCGGACTACTTCGATGAAAAGAAGCTCAGAGAGCTTACGGGGATTTAACCTATGAATGCGGAAGCTGGCAAGGCCGCGCTTGATGCATACAAGGCGGCGGTAAGATCTGATAAACGGATACAGGCGTTGCAGAAACGCATAGCAGACGGGCGCGGAACGTATGCCATTGCGAACGGGCTGGCATCCAGAACCGGCATTCACGCGGGCAAGGCAATCGCAAGCCAGATTGTTGCGGAAGCATCTGAAGGCGTGATTGAGAAAGAGCTGGCAGCAGCCATTCTGCAGCCGACGATGGTGGAGAATTATAAGACGGTATCAGCCGCCGCCGGATCTGTACAGAGAGCTATCAACAGAAAGGCCGGGCTTGGGTTGGCTCCAATTATTCCGGATCTTAACCAGGACAGAATCAACGGACTCGCGGAAGAGATCGCCAATGCTGCGGATGTCGGAAGCTTGGCGCAGACGCTTGTTTCTCAGATTGAAAACGCGTCGTTGTCAATCTTGGACGATTCTGTATCAGATAACATGGATTTCCAGTACAACGCCGGTCGCCATCCGGTGATCATCCGGACCGCTGAGGCTAAATGCTGCGAGTGGTGCGAGGCGCTGGCCGGAACGTATGACTATGAAGACGTCAAGCGCGGCGGAAGTGATGTTTACAGACGGCATGAGAATTGCCGCTGTGTTGTCGAGTTTGATCCGGGCGTTGGCACGATGGTCCAGAATGTTCACACAAGGCAGATGGTTGACCGCTCCACGGTCGAACGCCGCCGGGCAGATCAGGCACGATATGAAGAAAACGCGCAGCAGCGCAGACAGGAGCGCCGGTCCAGGCTCGGAACGGCATAACGGGTGATAAGGATGATCAGAGACGGCCCCGGCTAAAAACCGAACACGATCACAACAAACACGGAGGGAGCAAAATGTCTGGTAAAATTGGACGCCAGAAACCAACTCAATCCGTCATATTGCCTTATAAAAAGAGCGCGGGCAGTGCAGCCGTAAAACTGTACAATGGCAGCGGCCGGAAGGCTATCAAATGGCAGGCTGATCTTGTGCGTAACATTATGGGCCAGGATAAAAACGGCCTGTGGGTGCATCAGAAATTCGGATATTCTGTTCCACGAAGGAACGGCAAGAACGAAGTGATAGCCATGCGCGAGCTGTGGGGGCTTGAGAATGGCGAAAAGATATGCCACACAGCGCACAGGACAACCACATCGCACCAGGCATGGGACCGGCTTGTTAAGATCCTTGCTGATTCCGGTTATGTTGAATTGGGCAGAGCTAAAAAGAACGAAGCGCCGCCCGCCAAAAGCTATAGGCTGACAAAACAGTATGGTCTCGAGTCCATAAAGCTGACAGAAGGCGGCGAAGCGGTTTTCCGGACACGAACGGTCAATGGCGGTCTAGGCGAAGGCTTTGATCTGCTTGTGATCGATGAGGCTCAGGAATATACAACAGCGCATGAATCCGCATTGGTCTATACCGTGTCGGACTCCAAGAATCCGCAGACGATTTTCTGCGGAACGCCGCCGACTGTCAACAGCGTCGGCACGGTCTTTCCGAAGATGCGGGAGGATACGCTTGCGGGAAAGAGCTATGACACCGGCTGGGCTGAATGGTCTGTTGATACAAAGCCAAAGGATTTAATGGATACGGCGCTCTGGTATCAGACAAATCCGTCAATGGGTTACCATCTGGACGAACGTAAGATCCGGGCGGAATACAGGCCTGCGGATGAACTGGATTTCCTGATCCAGCGTCTCGGCTACTGGTTCCAGTATTCGCTTAAATCAGCGATCACGGAAGACGAATGGAGATCTACGGAGGTAGCAAAAGCGCCGGATCTGCTGGATAAGCGTTTCTTTGGCATCAAATTCGGGAACGATGGCCTTCACGCTTGTCTGTCAATCGCTGCTAAGACCGCAGACGGTCGGGTCTTTGTCGAGGCAATCGACTGCAGACCGCTCCGGAGCGGTATTGATTGGATTATTCCGTTCCTACAGAATCCGAAATGCGGCGGCGTGATAGCAGACGGCCAGATAGGGCAGCAGATGCTTCTGGACGCCATGAAGGCGGTAAAGCTGAAAGCACCAATCATTCCAACTGTTGCGGAGATTATCACGGCGAACGCCAAGTTTGAGAACGCCGTATTCAACGACGGCATCCGGCATATAGATCAGGAAGCGCTTCGGAATGCGATCAGCAACTGCGAACACAGGAACATCGGCAGTAAAGGCGGCTTTGGCTATCGAACACTCGATGAAAAATATGAGGTCGCACTGATTGAGGCCACATCGCTGGCTTATTGGATATGCTCAGAAAGTAAGGCAAAGAAAAAGCAAACTGTTAGCTTTTAAGGCATGGCTCAGGCCGTGCTTTTTTATTTAAAAGACGGATACCAACCGGTTAAATGGGAAGGAGTTACAAAATGGCAGAACTTGAAAAGGTTATCACAACACAAGAGGAACTTGACGAGATCATTAAGGACAGAGTTGCAAGGGCAAAGGATTCAGCCGCCAAGAAATACGAAGGCTGGATCTCCCCAGAAGACTCAAAGAAGGCAATGGCAGATATGCAGAAGCAGCTGGAAGAGCTTCAGAAGGCTGTTGCCGATGCTGAAAAAACGATCAAGGCCAAGGACGAAATGATTGCAGAAGGCGAAAGATACAAGACCGACTTGGATAAAACGAGGATCGCTATTGCTGCAGGTTTAGATGTGAAATACGCGTCACGCCTCCAGGGCGACAACGCGGAAGCCTGGAAAAAGGATGCTGAAGATTTAGCTAAAGATTTTGCGGCGGCAAGAAAGCCTGTTTCCACTCCGATCGGAAGCAGCGAAACACCGCCTGGAAAAACATCAACCAGCAAGCAGTTTGAAAGCTGGTTCAATTCAAATTTCTAAGAAAGAGGTAACGAAATGGCAGACATTAACAGAACTACCAATTCTATGGCGCTTCCGAGCGACCTGTCCAACGAAATTATTGCAAAAACTCAGGAAGAATCCGCAATCATGCGTCTTGCAAGACAGATCGCACTCCCGGGCCGTGGTCTTACAATCCCGGTGATCACCGGAGACCCGACTGCAGCATGGGTAGCTGAGACCGCAGCAAAGCCGGTATCGAATGCAACCCCCGGAACCAAGCTGATGACCGCTTATAAGATCGCTGTCATCGAAACATTCTCCAAGGAGTTCGTGCGCGACGCTTCTGCGCTTTACGATGAACTTGTCAGAAGACTTCCGGCAGCTCTTGCGGCTGTTTTTGACAGCACTGTGATCGGCGCGACCCAGGTCCCCGGCAACAATTTTGACACCTTCGCGGCCTGCACTGCGCAGAGCATTCTGAACGCGAACAACGGCACCTATCTCGGCCTTGTGGCTGCTGATACCGACATTGCGACCCATGGCGGCGTGATGAACGGCCTCGCACTCGGCGCACAGGCTCGTGGCCTTCTGCTTTCTGCAGTTGATGGTCAGAACCGTCCGCTGTTCATGGCATCCGCGAATGAGGGAGTCGTGGATCGCGTGCTTGGCGTGTCAACCTATTTCAACAAGTCGATCTATAAGGCTAACACTACCACCGCTGCCGCTATCGTCGGCGTGGCTGGCGACTGGAGCAAGGCTCTGTATGGCACTGTTGCCGGTGTTGAGATCTCCTTCTCCGATTCCGCAACCCTGACCAGCGGCAATACCACAATTAACCTGTGGCAGCAGAATATGGTCGCTGTTCGTGCAGAGATCGAGTGCGGCTTCCGCGCTGACACTTCCTGCTTCAACCTGCTGACTGGTGCAGCTGCAACGGGAACCTGATCAGATGAGAATCGGGTTTATTAACTCAATCACCGGGACGGTGATGATGGTCGATGAATCCCGTGTTGAAGAATATAAGGCGGCTGGCTATAAGCTGGCCGCTGATTCTTTTACAAAGCCTGCCGAAGAAGGCAAGGGAAAGAAACCAGCAAGAGGTAAGAAAAAATGAGCGCATTTGCAACCGTGAATGAAGTGATGCAGCTGTCTGGCGTTGGCTATACAGCAGAGGAACAGGAACGCATTGGCGCGCTGCTCCCGATGGTATCCGATGCGCTGAGATTTGAGGCGCAGAAGGTCGGAAAAGACCTGGATGCCATGGTCATGGACAGCGCGGTTTATGAAAATGTGGTCAAACTTGTAACGGTGGATGTTGTTATGCGTGTCATGCGGCAGTCAAATACCGGCGAGCCTATGAGTCAGGAATCACAGAGCGGCCTTGGGTATTCGTGGAGCGGCACTTACGCCGTCCCAGGCGGCGGCATCGCTGCGGCTATCATGCGGAACGATCTGAAGCGGCTCGGGTTAAAGCGTCAGCGGTACGGATTGGAGGGATTCAATGCGCCTGCATGGAATAACGATTCAGCTGCTTGTTAAGGAGCAGACTGGTGTGGATGGGTTCAACCGGCCGGTGTATACGGAGACGGCTGTATTTGTCGATAACGTGCTTGTGGGACAGCCCGCCGCAACCGAAGTGCTTGAAGTCCAGAATCTAACCGGGAAGAAGGTCGTTTACTGGTTGGGCATCCCTAAAGGTGATACGCATGACTGGGAAAACTCAAAGATCATCCTTCCGGCTCCGTTTGCCGGGACGTACAGATCTATTTCGTTCGCTCAGACCGGCATACAAGATCTGATCCCGCTTGCATGGGGCAAGAACATCGCGGTGGAACGTTATGAGTGATGTAAGGGTCATTGTAAATACGGCAGGCGTCGGGGAGCTTCTGAAATCCGCAGAAATGGCCGCAGTTGTCGGGGAATTTACCGAACAGGTGGCAGCAGAAGAAGGCGGCGAAGCCCATGTCTTTGTGGGTTTTGACCGTGTACACGGCATTGTTACAGGGGTGCAGCAATGATAGAAAAGACAATCCTTGAATATCTGAACAGCGCTTTGACGGTGCCATGCTACATGGAGTTCCCGGAACAAGCGCCGGATGAATTCATTGTGATCACAAAAATCGGAGCAAGCCGCACGGACTGGATTTACAACTCTACGTTTGAATTTCAGTGCGTATCCACATCGCTGGAAAAGGCGGCAACGCTCTGCGAAACACTAAAGGCGGCTATGGATGGCGCTGTGACGCTTACAGAGGTATCCAGGGCAAGGTACGCGGGCGATTATAACGCGACCTTCACTGCCGCTAAATCTTACAGATACAAAGCGGTATATGAGGTAACTCATTACTGAGGAGGACAAAATGAGCAATACATCTAATGTAAGTGCAGGAAAGCCGAAGATTGGCGGAGCAATCTACAGAGCGCCGCTCGGGACCGCGCTCCCGACAACCGTGGATGCTGAACTGAACGTGGCGTTTATCTGCCTCGGATATGTCAGTGATGCGGGTCTTGTCAATGCAAACACTGCAACCAGCACCGCTATCAAGGCATGGGGCGGTGACACCGTTCTGGATGTCCAGACCGATAAGCCGGATACCTATCAGTTCACCTTGCTTGAGGTGCTTGATCCGAACGTGCTTAAGACTGTATACGGTGATGACAATGTTTCCGGAACTCTTGCCACAGGCATTACCGTCAACGCAAACAGCAAAGAGCAGGCAGACTGCTGCTGGGTTGTAGACATGATTATGCGCAACGATGCAAAGAAGCGCATTGTTATCCCGTCCGGCAAGGTTACCGCAGTCGGCAATATCACTTATTCCGATTCTGCAGCGGTTGGTTACGATACGACCGTATCCTGCCATCCGGACGCATCCGGCAACACTCATTACGAGTACATCAAGGCAGCGTAAGCGGATATAAAGGCAGGAGGTTAATATGCTGGTTAAAACTGCATCAGGCTTTGAGATTGACATTGATAAGGACGGCTTTGCGGATGACTGGGAACTGCTTGAGCTTCTGGTCCAGGCGGATCGGAACAACCAGGCGGCAACCATCGAAGCAATGCAGAAGATTCTTGGACGTGACGGTTACAACGCGCTGAAGGAACATATTCGCAAGGACGGCAAGGTAAGCGCCGTTCGTATGAAAAACGAATTCATGGAGATCCTTACAGCGTTCGGAGATTCTGAAAAAAACTGATCGTCCTGGCCGGAATGCTTGCGGCGGATGAGACAGCGCTGATCTGTGATTTTGCTGAAACGTATGGTGTTTATGATTACAGAATGCTGCCGCTAAAGACCGCCGCAGCTCTTGCGGCCGGGTTAAGCATTGACAGCCGCATTAAAAGGAAGATGTCGGGGACTAAGATCTCGACAGATACGGCGCTGTTAGCTTTGATTGCCGACGGTGTGCATCATCTGATATGGATGCTTGCTTCCAACAGCGACAGCCTGCAGAAACCTGCGTCAATCTATGAAGCTTTAACAGGACAGAAAAAGAGCGGAGAGGTTGCCGGATTCGATTCCGGCGACGAATTCCTCCGCCGTTGGAGAGAATAACATGGCTACATTAGGCGATGCTTATATAAACATAATACCGACAACGGAAGGCATCGGTGGAAAGCTGTCAGAAGCTCTTGGCGGTCCGGCAGAGCAGGCTGGTAAGGATGCCGGTAATAAAGCCGGAGGCGGAATGCTCGGCGGTATTGCCAAGGTAGTCGGCGGCGGCGCTGTTGCTGTTGCCGGTGCTGCTACTGCCATGACCGGCGCCATGATTGCCGGTGCGAAGGGTGTGGCGGAATACGGTGACAATATCGACAAGATGTCTCAGAAGATCGGCATTTCTGCAGAAGAATATCAGAAATGGGACTATGTCCTTGCGCGTGCCGGTACATCTGTCGATGTCATGAAAAACGGCATGAAGACTTTGTCCGCACAGGCTGAGACAAATTCAGACGCATTCCAGAAGCTCGGGCTGTCTCAGGAAGAAGCGGCGAACATGTCACAGGCCGACTTATTCCAGCACACTATCGAAGTCCTTTCCGGCATGGAAGAAGGAACGGAGAGGACAACGCTTGCAACGCAACTGCTCGGAAAAGCCGGTCTTGAGATGGGCCCGCTGTTAAACGGCGGCACCGATGCCATCCGCGAGCAGATGGAAATGGCAGAACAGTACGGCATGATCATGTCGGATGACATGGTTGCCGCTTCTGCTGCGTTCCAGGACTCCATGGAAACGCTTGGGAGGACAGCAAGCGGCCTCGGAAACGCAATGCTCGGAGAACTGCTGCCATCATTGACAGAGGTCACAGACGGCCTTGCGCTTGTGTTCTCGGGCAACACTGAAGAAGGTGTCGCGCAGTTAAGCCAGGGTATACAGGACATGATCGGAACGATATCCGAAGCTATTCCGTCGATCTTGGAAGTCGGCGGACAGCTGATCATGTCGCTTGTGCAGGCAATCATCGATAACGCTCCGCAATTGCTCGAAAATGCAGCCGGAATGATGAGCGATTTGATATCCAAAATTGTGGAGTATGGTCCGAGCCTATTACAGTCCGGTTGGGAACTGATCACCAACCTGGCAACGGGTATCTTGAACAACGCCCCGGCAGCTATCGAGGGCGGTGGCTCTGTTCTGCAACAGGTCCTTGAGAAGATCCTTAGCAATCTGCCTCAGATGCTGGAAAGCGGTGTCAAGCTGCTCGGACAGCTGGCACAGGGCATTCTGAATAACGGACCACAGGTCCTCACATCCATTGCAAGTGTGATTGCTAACCTTCTTTCAACGATTGCTTCCCATTTGCCGGAGCTGCTTCAGAAAGGTATTGAATTGATGGGCCAGATGGCGGCCGGTATCATCCAGGCGATCCCGGAAGTCGTCGGCAAGATCCCGGAAGTTATAAATGGTATCAAAAATAAGTTTTCCGAGACGGACTGGGGCGCGGTTGGCAAGGCTATTATTGACGGTATAGCAAACGGCATCAGAAACGCAGCGCACTTCCTTTGGGATGCTGCGAAAGATGCTGCGAGGAACGCGCTTGATGGAGCGAAAAGCTTCCTTGGCATTAGTTCCCCGTCGAAGGTCATGCGTGATCAGGTCGGTAAATTCATCTCCGCCGGTATCGCTGAAGGTATCATTGATAACGAAGGCATGATTACGGCGGCCATGGATGAGGCGACGGATCTGACTGGCTCCATAAATGCCGATATGGCATATTCTGCAGGCGGCAGGGCGGGAGCCGGTGTCAGTTACGGCGGCTTTACCATCAATGTATACGGCGCACCGGGTCAGGATATTTACGCATTGGCTGACATCATCGAGGAAAGAATCAACGGCAAGATCAGACGGGAACAGGCGGTGTTTGCATGAGGATTTTCACATTAGACGGCAAAAGCTCTGCCGATTTTAATACCTATGTTGCGGCGTCCAATATGTTCGACGCGCCGGAACGCGATGTTGAGGCCATCGAAGTCCCCGGAAGGAATGGAGCTGTCATATATGATAATGGGCGGTTCCGAAACTTCACCGGCACCGTGAGCTGCTATGTGCCTACAGGAATGAAGGCGAACATTAACGGTCTGCGGAACTGGCTGTTAAGCACGTCCAGCTATCGGCGCTATGAGGATGACTTGCATCCGGATGAGTTTCGCATGGTACGTTATACCGGCGGATTTGCTGTTGAGACTTCTGACAGAGTTGGTGCTGCGTTTGCCATTCCGTTTGATTGTAAGCCGCAGAGGTTTCTTAAATCCGGCGAGATCTTAACTCCGTATGCTTCCGGATCAGTGTTGCATAACCCGACGCGATTTGATGCGCTTCCGCTGATCGTATGCAGCGGTAACGGAAAAATCACATTAAATGGCACGGTCATAACGATCAGCGGGAACACTGGACAGATCTATATTGATTGCGATCTGCAGGATGCATATCTTGGCAGCACCAATAAAAACAGCAAGATCACACCGGATTTCCCGGTGCTTTCTCCCGGTGACAACACATTGACATATACCGGCGTTTCCGGTGTTCAGATCATGCCGAGGTGGTGGACGATATGATTCCGATTCTATTTGATTCATCTGCTACCACATTTACAACGAACGGTATCGGACGGCTGGATGCCATCAGCTGCATTATCACAGAGGAGCTGAACGGCATTTTCGAACTGGAAATGTCCTATCCGGCAAGCGGGCCGCGTTTTTCTGATCTGGTCGTATCCAACATCATCGTTGCGCAGCCGTATGACGGGGCAGCAGCGCAGCCGTTCCGGATCTACAAGGTCGGCAAAGCGATGAACGGCCGCGTTTCTGTTTCTGCCAGGCATATCAGTTATCAGCTTAACTGGATCCCGGTTGTCCCGTTCAATTATTCCAGCCTGGCTGATTGCTTGACGAAATTAAAATCCCAAAGCGTTTACACGAATCCATTCACATTCTGGACAGATAAAACCGTAACAACGGGCGGTGCTTTTACAGAGCCTTTGCCATGCCGGTCCTGCCTCGGAGGTGTCCAGGGATCTGTTCTGCAGCGTTACGGCGGGGACTATGAATGGGACGGCTGGACTGTAAGACTGTGGAAGCGACGCGGATCTGATAACGGCGTCAGGATCTCATACGGAAAAAACCTGATCGATGCCCAGCAGGAATCCAACATCGAAAGCACATACACGGGTGTCATGCCGTATTATGTCGATTCCGATACGGAAGCGGTGACAATGCTGCCGGAAAAGTACATTCTGGCAAGCACGGCCTCGAATTTCCCGTTTTTGCGAATTAATCCGGTAGATTTTTCAACCGACTTCGAGGAGACACCGACAGCCGCGCAGCTGCGGACGCGGGCAAACCAATACATCACAGCGAACAATATCGGGCATCCATCGGTAAGTGTTGATGTCTCTTTTGTTGCTTTATGGCAGACAGAAGAGTATGCCGATATCGCGCCGCTCGAGCGTGTCCAGCTTGGCGATACCGTGACCGTTCATTTTGATAAGCTGGACATTGACGAACAGGCCCGCGTGGTGGCGTATGAATATGATGTCCTGCGGGAGCGGTATAACAAAGTCACGATCGGTGACTTGCGGTCAAGCTTTGCTAAAACGTTCGTTGAACAGGGGCAGATTCTGGAAGCCAGCATCGATGATTCGTATAAAAAAGCTACACAGTTCGCATCCGACACGGTCCAGAAAAACACGGACTGGTTGACCAATGGGCAGGGCTTTGTTGTGGCGGTCAAAAACACGGACGGCAGTTGGAAAGAGCTTTTGTTCATGGATACGCCGAGCGTAACCACAGCAAAGAAGGTGCTGCGCATCAATGAAAACGGCATCGGTTTTTCTGACAAAGGAGTCGGCGGCCCGTATGCTCAGGCGTGGACGCTGGACGGTACGCTTTCGTTGGGAGGCTTAAACAACGCTTACGGCAATCTGATCATTTTGTCCGAGCAAGCGAAAAAGGTCGTTTCTGTCGATAAGGGTGGCTTTGTTCTGTACGATGCGAACGGCCGCGTTATAGCAGAGTTCTCAGAGGAAGGCTGCTGGTTCGATGCATACAGCAAAACGGGAAGCCGCATAGCATCGTCCTATGTGTACGGTGACGGCATCATGATCAGTGAGGCCGGGAGTAATAATGTGTCAACGCTGGATTCGTCCGGGCTGAGCGTTACGGGCGAGCGTGGAACATCGACTGATATCACATACAACGAGGTTAGCACGCAGAACCTTGCTTATCGGACATTGAACGGGCGAACCTGCTACAACGGTACGTTTACGTTTGATGACGGCACCGTGTTTACCATACTGCGGGGCGTGATAACTGGCATCCAGCCAGGAAGCGGTTCCAGCGATATAGAGGAGCTTTGGTCAGCTATTGCTGATCTACAGGAACAGATCGACGACATCAGCGGCGGTGGCAGCGGTGTGACTGCTAACATCACCATTGACCCGACTCGCAGCGTTGACCTCGAGTTCGATGACGGCTTGTTAACCGATTGGGATTCTTCACCATATTAACGAGGGAATGAAATGACCACACAGACATTAAACCTTAACATGATACCGCATGGCGTCCAGCCGGTGGTATATGCATCGCAATTTGATGAACAGACCGGCGCGATCATCTTCAAGCTTTACAACGATACAACGCCATATACGATACCATCCGGCACATCAATCCTTGTGAACGGCACAAAGCCGGACGGGACGGGCTTCAGCTATTCTGCAGCGTCGTACAGCGGCAACACGGTCACCGTCAATGTGTATAAGCAGATGGCTGCCGTTGCCGGAGATGTGCGCTGTGAGCTTCGTCTGACAAGGTCCAGCCAGACGGTCGGAACCCTGAACTTTATCTTGCGAGTCGAACCGACCGCACTGGATGACGGAACGATTTCCGAAACCGTGCTTCCGCTGATTGAACGCGCGGCAGAAATTGCTGCGGAAATCGATGAATATGCCGAGACTGTTGCGCAGGAAGCGGCCAATGCATCGGCATCGGCAAGTGCGGCGGCTACATCGGCAGCCAGTGCGGCTACGGACGCGGCGAACGTGGCGGCACAGTACAACTCACTTGAAACCGTAAAGGGCAACGCCAACGCGGCGGCAGCAGCGGCAAACGCAGCTGCGGAAACTTTGGACGATATCACAGCCACAGCCAACACACTGGCAGCCGGATCTAACGCGACAGCGAGCTATAACAGCCAGACAGGCGTGTTTACGTTCGGCATTCCGCGCGGCGCTGATGGTGCCAGCGGCGTAATAACTCCAATCTCCGGCATGTTCACATTGTCGGTTGATGCAAATGGTGATCTGTGGGCTCATTGTAACGGCAACGAGCTCACGGCAGCAAACTTTAGATACGATAGCGAATCTGGGGATTTATACTATGTAATCCCGGAAACGGAAGGAGCGTAAGACATGGCTGACATTTATATCGGTAACATCAAAGGACCGCAGGGCGCGACCGGCGCGACAGGCGCGACAGGCGCAACAGGAACCGCCGCAACGGTCAATGTGGGTTCTGTTACAACAACCACATACGGCAGCCCGGCAAGCGTCACCAACAGCGGCACGGAGAGCGAGGCGGTGCTTGACTTTGTGATTCCGCAGGGCAAGCCAGGCGAAGCTACGACAACGATGGGCGGCCTTACGCTCGATGCCATCACGACAAGCACAGCCAGCTTCCCATCGCCTCAGGTCGGAGATACCGGAAGTACAGCGTTTGGTAAAATCGTCAAATTCTTTGCTGATGTGATTGCCGCACTCAATGATAAGTTGAACACGGCGAACGTGGCCAACAACCTTACAACAACAGAGGCCGGATATGCTTTAGATGCCAGACAAGGCAAAACGCTGAACGACAAGATCACGGGATCGTACGGTCAGATCACGGCAGCCGACGGCGTAACGATTGGCGCTGTGCATTCAGTCGGAGCTGTTGGCGATATGGTAGCGGTGAATATCGCCTTGACTATTGCAGAGACGTTTGCCACCAACACGGATCTTGCGATCATCGGAACATCGTTCCGGCCTGATGCAACGCGGTATCTGAATTGCAGCAGTGGCGGCAGTTCTTATTCATGTTACATGAACGCAAACGGGCGAATTCGAAACAGCGGATCATGGCCAGCCGGAACATATACAATCAATGGCGCATACTACAAAACAATGATGTAAGGGGGCAGAAATGGACGAATTAAAACTGTATGACGGAACCAAAATCCCGATTGAAACGGGTGCGTCTTTAGAGCATATCGAGCATATTGCACCAAATGAGTCGGAAGCGCTGGCTATCTGCGAACTTATCACGCCAGACAACCTTAC